GCCGCAAGGCACGACTGCGCCCTGTATTGTTCTGACCGTAGTGGCGGACAGCCGTTCGCAGCACATGGCGGGCTTTGACGGCTTCCGTTCCACGCGGGTTCAAATCGACTGCTACGCGCTCAAGAAAGCTCAATCGGTAGCACTGCGCGAAGCCGTAATCACGGCGCTGATTGGCGAGGCCACGCAATCGGGCGTCACCTTCCTGCGCGCCTTTTTGAATACCGTCTTGGATCGGGGCGAACAGACGGAAACCGGCTTTATTCACCGGGAACTAATCGACCTCAACCTTTGGCATGATGGATAGGATTTTCACAAATGACTAGTGCAAGAATTGGCTACGGCGCAGAATTTTGGCTGGACAACGCTGGCGGCGTCCTGACCGAACTGGACGAAGTTCTTTCGGTAACGCCGCCTAACCCGCAGATCGCGGACGTTGAAGCAACGCATATGGCTTCGCCCAATCGCCGCCGCGAATATATCGCTGGGCTGATTGAGGACGGCGAAGGCACGTTTGAATTTAACTATGTCGCTGGCGGCGCAACTGACCTGCTTATCCAGGCCGCGCTGAATGACGGCGTGACTCGTTCGTATAAGATCGTTCTGCCCGATGGCGCGACCGGCTGGGAAATCACCGGGGACTGCATCGTGAAGGGCTGGGAGCGTAACGTTCCGATTGACGACCGCATGACCGCTACGCTGACGGTTCGCTTTACCGGCGCTTCGGTTGAAGCCTAATGGTCGCTCCTATTGATGCCAAGGTAACGTTCGAGGTGGAGGGTGAGCCGATCACTCTCCGCCTCAACTTCCGTTCGATTTCCTTGGCGGAACAGCACGGCATTAACCTGCTTGCCTTTGACGGCGAAGGGTTAACCCCGGCGCGTTCGGCAACGCTGGTAAAATGCCTTGCCGCGCAGGAGCATCCCGACTTTACCGAGGACCACACCTTGGCGATTGTCGCCCGCGCCCCTGCGGCATTGGCGACCGCGCTGATTGACCTGTTTACCAGCTACGGCGGCAAGGCCGAGCCGGGAAACGGACAGACGGCGGAGGCCCCAGCGACCTAACCCTAGATGACTTCTATGTCATGTGGGTTCAGGCAGGCTTTCCGCCGAACGATTTCTGGCAACAGACGCCGCGCAGTTTCCAATTGGCGATGCAAGGCGTTCGTAAGCGGCTGGAAAATGAGAGCCAGGAACAAACCCGGCTAGCTTGGGAGGTCGGGGCGTTCTCCGCTGCTGCACAGGCTGGAAAGCTAAAGCCGCTGCGGCACTACCTGCACCCCGAAAAGAAAGCACAGGCCCCGCGCGAAATGCTCGCGGCCTTGCTGGCGTATCAAAGCGGCGGTGCGCCCATGACAATCCGCAAGATCGAAAGGAAATAGCATGGCAACCGTGTTAGGTTCGCTGCTGGTTTCGCTTGGTCTTGAAAGCGCAGAGTTTGACCGGGGGCTAGAGAAGGCCCGCCGGGGCATGAAGCGCGCCGGTAAGGATTTCAACACCGAATCCGACCGAATGTATAAGGCCGGTCAAAAGGTCGGCATCGGCCTAAAGACTATTGGCACGGCGGCGGTTGCAGCGGGCTTTGCCGTTCTTGCAAACGCCATGCAAAACGCGGTGCAGGGCAGTCTCGATTTTGCCTCTAGTCTTGGCGAGACGGCGCAGCAGCTTGGCGTAACTACGGACGCGCTGCAAGAATACCGCTACGCCGCAACGCAGGCCGGTCTTTCCCAAGAGGAAATGGACAAGGCCCTTGCCAAGCTAACCCGCACGATTGGCGAGGCGGCTAACGGCAGCAAAAAGCAGGTTGAGGCTTTCAACTCGCTGGGCATCGCGGTTAAAGATGCCAACGGCAATGTCCTGAACGCGGCTGACGCGATCCCCAAGATTGCGGACGCGCTAAAGGGCGTTGAAAACCCGGCGCAACGCGCGGCGATCCTAACTGATATGTTCGGCAAGGCTGGGCAAAAGCTTGAACCGTTGCTTTCCGGCGGTTCGGCGGCGGTCAACGAACTGCGTTCAGCGGCGCACAAGCTGGGCGCGGTTCTTTCTGAAGATCAAATCCAGCGCGCGGACGAAACCGCCGATAAACTGGCCGCGCTCAATACGGTGCTGAAGGCCCGTGTTGCCGGTGTGGTGGCTGATAATGCCGATGCGATCCTTGGGCTGGCGAATGCGTTTGTCTCGCTGATTAATGTCATTGGCCGCGCCGCTGCTGCGCTAAGGCAATTCAACCTTAAGCGGCAGGAAATCCAGGGCGATGTAAACGCCGCTATTTTCGGAATTTCGCCGTTCGCAGGTGACCAGAAGAAAGCCGCTGGTTATCGCCGCAACGCTAATCTGTCGCGCGAAAAGCAGGCAGATGAATTGCTCCGCAGCAAGGGCCTAACCATCGCGGAAATCATGCCCAGCAAGAGCAAGCCGCTGGGCGCTGGTTTTGCCGAAGGATTTGGCGGCGGTGGTGGTGGCGGTCGATCCGGCGGCGGTGGTGGTGGCGGTCGATCCGGTGGCGGTGGTGGTAAGTCGGCGGCTGACATTGCGCGCGAGGCGGCACAGAATGCGGCCCGGTTCAATGCTGAACTGAACGGCCTTCGCGTTGACCAGCTACAGGCGGAAGCGGAATACACCGGCAACATCAAGCAGGCTTACGAAGCCAAGATTGCGGGCCTTAACGCCGACCTTGCCGCATTCGTTGAAAACGCCAAGCTAGACGAAGAACTGACCGCCACGCAGCGCGAAGCCCTGATCGCAGCCAAGACCGGCCTGATAGATCAAGAAAAGCAGAACGCCGAACGGGAATATGGCCGCGACCTTGCAAGCAAATCTTTCGAGATTGCGCGCGGCAGTCTGCAAATCCAGATTGAGGATGCGCAGCTTCGCGCCGAACTAGCCGACAACAGCGCGGATCGCCGGGATGCTGAACTTGCCATTTTGGCCCTGCAAGACCGGCTGCGGATTGCCGAGCTGGACCGGATTCTTGCGGTTGAGGCCACTGCTTCCGCAGCATGGGAAAATGCCAACGCTGAAAAGCAGGCTTTGCTTCGGTCACAGGGCCAGCGCGAAGCAGCGGTTCGGCAAGGCACAATGGGGCCGGGTGAGGCGTATATGCGCAGCGCCTCGCTATCGGCGGGCCAGCTTAATGACGCAATTGACCAGATCAAGGTTGACGGACTGAACGCCTTTAATGATGGCCTTACAGACGCAATAGTCAACTTCAAGTCGCTGGGCGATGTGGCCTCGTCGGTTATTAAGCAAATCCTAGCCGATCTAATCCGCCTGCAAATTCAGCAAACAATTATGCAAATGATTGGCATGGCTGTTGGCCTTCCGAGCGGCGGCGGTATGCCAAGCATTAGCAGCGTTGCCACAAGCATCGGCGGGCAGCTTGGGGGGACTTATGTTCCGCTCCCCGGTTTCGCTGGCGGCACAAACTTCGCCCCCGGTGGATTGGCGATTGTTGGGGAACAGGGGCCGGAATTGGTCAATCTGCGGCGAGGTTCGCAAGTGATCCCCAACGGGGAGTTGCGCAACATGGGCAAGCAGCAAGTCCACAACCCCACCTTTGTATTCCCCGGCATCACTAACGCCCGCGAGGCCCGCGAAACAGGCTCACAAGCCGCCCGCCGTTATCGCCGTGAACTCAATCCCATGAAGGACGGGTGATGGCCCATATCAATTCAACCCTCCCCATTCAGATTGAACTAGGCGCGGTTCGCAGGGAACGCTGGGGGACCGAAATCGTCACAACGGACGGGGGGCATGAAGTCCGCAACAATCGTTGGGCAACCCCGCTGCGCACCTATGACGTAAGCTTCCCGCCCGCCGTGCGAACCGATCCGGTCTATCTGTCTGTGATTGAATTATACGCCGAGGCTGAGGGTAGCTTGCACAGTTTCGACTTTACCGACTGGACCGACGAAACCGGCGGAACGGTGGTAAAGGTTCGCTTTGATACCCCGCTGGAAATTGTCGGGCTGGCAACTCACTTAGACCAAATCGAAAACATGACGCTGGTTGAGGTGCGCCAGTGAGGACGCTTGCAAATGGCATGAAGGGGCATCTTGCCCTTGATGCACATAAGCGGTGCATGATGATCCGGCTTGACCTTGCGGATGGCACAATTCTTGCTGTTACCGATCACGACAATGATATTTCATTCGACCTTGGGGACGGCGCGGCCACTTATTCGGCAGGCACCGGGATCATGCCTTCAGACCTTGAACTGGCAACGGGGCTAAACGGGTCTGACATTGAAATCACCGGGCCGATTGGCGATGATGTTTCCCGTATTGGCGTAATTGGCGGTCGTTATACCGATGCGCGGGCGCGGGTCTTTCAAGTTAATTGGAGCGACCTCGCTAACGGGGCTATCGCGCTACTGTCAGGCTTTGTCACGAAAGCCGATGTCTCAGGCGGTCAATTCAGTTTCACCATTTCCAGCGATGCCGCCAAGTATGGGCAGAGCATTGGCCGGGTTATCAGTGCGTATTGCGATGCCGACTTTGGCGATGCGCGCTGCGGCCTTGTCATTGCCCCGCTGGCGGCAACGGTAACAGCGGTAACGGATGAACGCGCTTTTACGGTTTCGTTCTCCGGAACCTATGCTGATGACTATTTCAACAAAGGCACGGTTTCGTTTGTGACCGGCGCGCTGGCAGGCATTCGTCCGGTTGAGGTTTTCGATTGGACCGCCGCCGGGGTGGTGACGCTCTGGACCGCGCTGCCCGAAGCCCCGCAAGTGGGCGACACTTTGGAAATTAGCCAAGGCTGCGGCAAGACCCGCGCGGATTGTCTGGCGTTTGACAATGTAATCAATTTTCGCGGGTTCCCTGATGTTCCTGGCACAGACCAAGTGCTGCGCTATCCGAATCCGGGCGGCTGATGGTCGGGGCCTTGATCGCGGCGGAAGCCGAAGAATGGGTGGGAACGCCGTTCCACTGGCAAGCCAGTGCCAAAGGCCGGGGCTGTGACTGCAAGGGCCTGATTGCTGGGGTCGCCCGCGCTGTTGGGCGGGCTGAAGCCGATAGCGTCGAAGCGATTGCAGCGGACTACGGAAAGTTCGTCCCGGTCCCGCGCTTGAAGGCAGGGCTTGCAAGGTTGTTCGACCGGGTGGCCGAACGTCAACCGGGCGATGTGCTGCTTTTGCGAATGGGCGGAGTGGCGCAGCACTTGGCGATTTACGCGCCCACTGAGACGCAGCCCGACCGCATTATTGAGGCGATGCCGACCGGACCCGGCAAGGTCCGGCCCGGACGCGCGACCGCCGTGAGAATTGATAGCGTTTGGCGCTGGAGGACCACCCATGCCGATTCCTAAAGTGGTCGTCACGGCGGCGCTCATGGCCGCGAACGTGGCTATGTCAATGTCGCGGACTATCGAAGGCCCGCGCCTCGACGATACCAAAATCACGACCGGAGATTATGGAAGCCCGCTCAATAACCTGTGGGGCCTGCGGCGGCTTATCCCGGCGATCTTCTTCGCGGAGGATTTGCGCGAGGTAAAGCAGCAGCGCAAGACCAAGGGCGGCAAGTTTAACGACTATACCTATTATGGAACGTGGGCGGTTGCCGTTGCGGGCCATGAGATTGCGGCAATCCGGCGCATCTGGTTTGATACGCACTTGGTCTTTGACCTTTCCGGCGCTGGCCCGGTGACGCCGTTTGATTTTGGCGGGGAGGCCGGAAACAGCAAGAGCGGGGGCGCGGGTGCGGCATTCTCAACCGAAAATATCGCAATCTACCTTGGCACGGAAACGCAAGAGCCGGACCCGCGCATTCTGGCGACCACTGAAGAACGCAACGGGGAGGGGACTTGCCCCGCTTATCGCGGCACTGCTTACATTGTATTCAAAGACGTTCCGCTTGAGAAGCTGGGCAACCGCATCCCCCAGGTGTCGGTTGAGGCCGTTTCGGCTCCCGATGCGCTGTTCCCGGTCGAAACGATTGACACCAACATTGACGCGCCGTTTCGCTTACGCAACATCGCCTATACAAACGATTATTCGCGCTTCATGTGGACTAGCACGGCAAGCGAATATGAGATTTTTGACGTTGCCGCCCGCGCCTCGATGATCTCCGGCCCCGCGCCGGACCTTGACGACCAGCATTCCGGCTTGGGTATGTATGCCGATGGCAGTTGGCTGGCTTGCACTGAAAGCTTTTCCGATGTGCGGCTGTTGCAGTTTGATCCTGACGGCACCGGCTCGACCGAGATTATTGACTTCGGCGCGCTGCCGGAGCGCCAGGATGACGTTTGGGTTTTGACGGATGGCAACGGGGTGGAGCATTGGCTTTCGCGCCCCTACCTGACCTTCACGCCGTTCTTTGTTGACGGGGTAGAGTTCAACCTTTCGACCATCACCGGAATTGCCAACCTACAGCCAAAGGGCTATTTTGTTGACCTGTTTGGCGACATATGGGCCTTTGCAAGCCGCGCTGTCAGCAACCAGACCACGGCCTATTTTTATCGCGTGATTGATTGCGGCCAGCGCGGCGGTCCTAGTTTTGTGACCGTGACCGGGCTTGCCAACCGGACTAGCGGAACGGATGAATTTGACCACGATTACGCCGGGGTCACGCATTATCAGGACACCGCCCTTGACCAGTTCGTATTCTATTGGGCGGGGAACCTTTACGCTGTCGATGCGACAACCGGCGCGATCAATGCTAGCCAGACCTCGCTTTCTATCAATGAAGAAACCATCGGCAAAAACCTGCGCTGGTGTCCGCTAGGTTCGGGGACTGTGTGGATTTACGCCAGCAATGCGGTTGAAGTCTCGCTGAAAGACCTCTCGGTTGTTCGCAGCTACAGCCTTGGCATTTCCGGCCCTTGGGGTGACGTTAGCAACGATAGCGACAGCGGCGTTCTGTATTGCCCTACGCTCCACGCCCTGATTGCACCCCATGCCTCGCTAGATAAAATCCAGTTTCTT